CTGTGTCGCTTATATAGGTAAACAGAATATCGCACTTATCAAATTGGGAATTGTCTTTAGATCCCAGACGAATCCTAATGGTAGAAGGCTTACTATTTTTCCACCACATTACCGGATTCAAAGAAGGAAAGAGTCTCTTAAATGTCTGATAAATTTCCTTACCATAATTTCGACAGCAAAGTGTTGTTTTAATCTTTTTCTTTCTCGGTGACATATTGATATCCCCCTTTTTAATCGTATATTTCATTAATTTCGACCAGAATATCTGGACGTTGTCTTGCGTGAAATAAACTATACCCAGGATCGTTTTTATAAAGAAGAATATCTTGAGGTGTCAAGAGCTCAAAGATGTTATAAATTGGTCGTCCGTAGATGTCTATAAAGAAGTTTTGTTTTGAGTCATAGAAGATATAAATTATAGGGTCTGATAATCTTGCTTTTTTCATAGATCTTCTTGTCCCCCCAACTTAACTTTTACTTTACGTCAAACCTTGTCGATAGTAAAGCATACCAATCCAAGAAACAGCTATCATCTTCAGGATTTGTATCGCATCTACCATAGTCATATACATATAAATGAGGATAGTCAAAAATATCAGCATAGAAGTTACCAGACCCTACGAAGTTTATACCTTCTCTTTCGTAAAAACGTCGTAGATTACGCCATCTACATTGAAGTCAAGAAGAATGCTCCTCTCGTCACCGTTCACAAAAGCCCGTGCTCGAGAACGATTGTTATCAAAGATGCCAAAGTCAATATGGTTATCGCCATTCTTATTAAGTACCCAACCAACAACTGAACCGGCTTGAGTTCTAGGAATGCCTAAAGCATCATATACTTCATTTAAGAACACATGACCCCTGGCGCGAAGAAGATCGTTGAAGTACTTTTCCTGAGCCTTCAAGAAATATAAATTGTATTCTGCATTTGGGCTCCATGCCGGACTGCTTTCATCGAAGAACTTAGCGTACACGCTTATTTCTGAAGCATTATCAGCAACAAGACGTTCTGATTTAATCTTCTTAGCTTTTCCGGTTTCTTCATCTTTTTCTTCCGTAATTACTTCTTCTGATCTGAGACCATGACGAAGCATGTAATCTTTCTTCTCTCCAAACTCCTCAATAACTCTCTTCCGGTAAGAAGCAAATCCTTCTTCCAGAGCTTTATAAGCTGCAATAAGAGCAACATTTCTTTTCTTAATTATACCAAAGCTTGCTATAATACAAGCAATAGAAGCAACTCCAGTTGTTACAGCAGGAGCATAAATTTTGGCCAGATCAATGGCTGTTTGAGCATATACGATAGTTAGATCCTTTTTCTTATGCTCCAAAGTATACTCCTCGGCCGGGATCTCGCCATTTAGCACCTTATTCCAGCACTTATCAATTTTATCTTTCTTTTCATTATGATTGTCGAGAACCTCCTCGACTTTTAAAGTAGCTTTACAAGCCAAAATAGTAGTGCCGACAACGCCGACAATACCTACCCCAAGAAGAATTTCTGGGCTATATTTCTTCAAGGTTAAGCTGCTTTTCCCAGCAAACTTCGAGAGGGATTTTGTTACTTGTTCGATCATTTTCATGTTTATCAGGACTCCTTTCAAATTATTCTTTAAAAATATAAAAAAAAAGAGAGTCCTTGTTAGGACTCCTTCTTGTTGATTGGGCGGATTGGCGAATATTTTTTAATTAAATCCATCGCTTTCACCAAAATTTTCAATTCGTCCTCAGTCGCACCACGCTTCTTGGCATGACCAATAAAAATTTGCCAGTTTCGTTCCAAAGCTGATTTTTTCATAATATCTCTCCTTTTTAAATATAATAGTTTCTTCATTATATGGCTTGTAATTTTTGCGACAATATAGGAGGGACATTTACCAACCATATCTGAGAACTTTGACTTTACATTTAGTGACTCCGAAATTTAGAACTTCTTTAGCTTCTTTTGTAGAATTAAAGTCGCCTAAGAAAATATCAACATGTTTTCCTTTAACACCACTACCTGTGTCTAAAGCTTGATAAACACCATTATATTGTTGATACTTTTCATCAGTAAAAGATATATATAAGAGTGAGCCTAATGGAATGACTTTTGGGTCTACAGCAACACATGCAGCTTCTAGTCGAGTTTTACCAACAATAGATCTCCCAGATGCAGTGATACCATATTCTTTATGAGATGGTAGCTTTCCGCAACTTTTTACCGAAAGATCATAAGCGGTAGCCTTGCATTCCAAAATATCATTCGACTTTCCTCGAGATATCGAAGTTGTTTCGGTTTTTACTACATTTCTTTCAGTAATATCAGGAATTTTTAACCTCCAACCAATGTGAATGAGATTTGGATCTTTAATAAGATCTTTATTGGCTTTGTAAATATCAACCCACCTGCTGCTATCATTATAATATGCCTTAGCTATTTTACTGAGACTTTCGCCTTTTTGAACAATATGTACTTCGTCAGCATTAGCAGTTATAGAAAATATCATGAATGCCGCAATTACTATCGTCATTGAAAAAAGTATTTTTAGGATGTTGTTCATGATTATAAACCTCCCTAACTCTTATCGTGTTTTCTAAGAAAATATCAAGATCATTAAGGTTCCCATTTTTCAACCACTTTCCAATTCTTTGCAGGTGTGGCATAGTAAATTTTGTCATTTGTTCCGCGCACATCTAAAAGGTTTTCAGATTTTCCATCCCCGGGAATTTTTGGGTATATAGCAATAACTGTTCCGGTCATTTCATTATGTATATTCCGCACCTCATCATATAGATCAGGTTCAATATTATTGATGTCCCTCATAATATCAATCTCCTTAAAAGATAGTATCCCTCGTCTAATTAGACGGTAAAGTTAAGAGATCATAAATCTTTTTTGCTTGCTCTCCGTAGAACATATTAATGACAGGCTTCTCAGCGCCAATTACTTTTATAACGGTTAAGCAGACATCATCTTGTTTTGATAGTTCATAGTCGACAATAAAAGCAGCTCTCTCTACTAAGGTATCTTCGCAATCGCATCTCTCTTCAGGATCTAAGTGTGCACCACAGTTTTTGCAAGTTTTGTAATACATAAAATAACCTCCTATAAATACTTTTTTGGAAGTCTTATCTAATGGTTTAACAAAGTTGCCTAAATTGAAGACCTTAACGATAAGAAGAAGGCCACAGAATATTTTTCTATGACCCTCTAAAATCTAATCAAGTAACTTAGGTTTTGGTAAATCAAGTAAATATCCACCACGTACTCTAGTTACGCCAGCGCCTCGCAAATCGGTCCAACCGTATTTTTCGTCTGTAAAACTACTTTCGATGTCTACTAATTCATACAAGTCAGATACCGTGGCTTGGCCATAATCCACAATGAGATCATTAAGATGAGCTAAGACTTCTTCGCCTTCACCTCTAGTTTCTAAAATGATCTCATCAAAATTATGCCTTAAACGACTTGCTCTGGAGATCTCACGATAATCTGATGCCGAATTTCGATCAGCACCTTTATAAAATGCCCTGTAGCTTATATACTCTCCTATGTTGGATCTCCTTCGAGCAGCTCTTCCTCGGCTTTTATCGCCATAAAGCAGCATCTCTATAAAACCGCCCCAACCAAAAATGTCACAAACCATAGCTTTAGCAGCAGGTATAAGGATATCATAGATAATATATTCGCCAACACTTTTCGAATCATCTTCGAGAAAGATTGAAGCAAGCTTCTTTATAGGACCTTGTTTTTGGCGCTTAACTTTACCTGTTACAACTTTTTCAAGTTTTTTCTCTTTTGGAAGTTCAACATTTTCTTGTTGGATAGCTTTACTAGTCTTTGAATTTGTTGGAAAGGCAGATTTTAAATCTTTTTCATCCATTTTTTATTTCTCCCTTCCTTTTGTCGCGGCAGGCTTTACATCTCTTAAACGGTTTAAGACCTCTATCTTTTAGCCATTTTTCATGCTGCTCCGTTAGCCGAAATTCTTTGCCGCAATCAACACATATCTTTTTAGCTTTACGGCATTTTTCACATCTTTTGAATAACGGAATATTCTTCGACTCAAACCAATGAACATGTTTCTTAGTGAGAGTAAAATCCTTCTTACATTCTTTACATGTGATTGTGATTTTTTCGACAGTGTTCATTATTAAATAACCTCCTCATCATAACCTGTAAAAATAAAAAAGAAGAGGTATGAAACCTCATTCTATAACCGGTGATTCTTCTGAATCCAGAACTGCCTCAAAAGGTTCAATTTCTTCTTCTGTATTCTCTAGAACCTTATTTACCGCTGTCCAGATGTTATCAACATCTGCTTCAAATTTATCTACAGTCATAGCTATTACTATTGATGATAGAAAGAAACTTCCTACAGCAGTACACATTTTTGTGAGCTTATTAGCCTGTTCCGGAGTGTATTGCTTAAATACGTTTTTAAGAATTGCACCAACACCAATTGATATAGTTACTCCTCCTACAAGTTTTATAATCCTAAGTGGTATTGCATCTTTTTTCTTATTCTTATTTTTGGCATTCTTTTCAGTTTTCATGGTGTTTCTCCTTTCATTTTTTCTTCATTATATGAGGTGTTTTTAATGCGAAAAAAGAAAGGATGTCTGAGACATCCTTTTAAGTAATTAGACTTGTGTTGTTATAATATCTGCAACACTTTCAGTAGCTTCAGCCGCCTGTTCAAGAATATCAGACGCGTTTACAGGACTGTTGATAAACTTCTTCACAACAAAGGCTGTTACGCCAATACCAGTAGCTATTAGGATACCTCCTATAATTTTACCTTTGTGTTTCTTTGTAAATTGCTTCCAACGGCCTTCTTTTTTCATAGCCTCTTCAGTAGTTGTGGCTTCTTCCTGCTTCTCCAATAATTCAACAACCTTTTCGTTTTTCTTTCCCATAATTAAACGACTCCTTTCATATTTTAAAATATTTTATTAGGTTCTTCATTATATGGCTTGCAATTTTTGCGAGTTTCAAATAAATCGCCCACAAGGGGCGGAGATTTAATCAACCAGCAAGAATACCGGACGAACTCCATAAGAGTACGACGCGTAGTCGTAGCCCGGACCACCATCGTAGTATACAAAAGCGAAAGAAGCCGCAGACAGTTCTCTTTTAGTCGCATTTTGCAACCAATACCATTCGTAATCATACTCAAAATTCGCAATGCGATTCTTTCTTTTAGTCATAAGAGGGAACCGCTCGTCATTGTCTGGTTCTATCATATCGTTGTACAAATCATCGTGACCAAATATCTGCCCGTATGTAGGAATCGTTAAGTTTTCAATTCTGCTCCTCAAGTTGTCTGGAAATGTCGGTAATAAAACATCATCAATCCATTTCTTAAGATTACTTTTCTCAAAACCACCTTTGTTAGTTAATTTCTTATTCATAGGTTGCTTTGCGACACAATCATCAAACAAAAACAACGTGCCTTTGTCTGTGATTTTCTGTGCGGTTGCTGTAAATTCGCCAAATTCGGCCAATGGAATTATAATCTGATCGCCAATCCGAATGTTCTTAACTTCTACTTCTCTGTTTCTTAATACTTTCATGATTTTTTTTCTCCTTTCAAAATCAATTATACGTCCTGTTATTGGTTCTGTCCTCTGAGAGTTTTTCTTTTCCATTCGTATTTCTCCTCTCCAGGCATGAAATATAAATGGTGCTGCTGATGAGACTACCTAAGCTGAAAACCAAGACAGTACCTATAATGACGCAAATAAGAATAAACCCTATTAGTAATTCAGTCATTTAGTGACCTCCTTTCAAAAGAGAAAGGCTCTTAAATATCAAACTTAAGAGCCTCTTATCATATTAACGATAATATTTAGGTTCTACTCGATAGTTGAGTACCAGGCATGGTGTATCTTCTTCAGATAGTTGCGTACTGAAATCGATTTCAATCATGCCTTTTTCTACGTCCCATCCCATATAGTTGCCTAGTTGAATATCTGACAGACCTATGGTTTCGTAAAATTCGTTTAAACTGACAAATCCATAATTTAAGAGGTCTCGATTCAGATCATTAACCAACTTTCTAATCTGTTCGATATCACTTTTAAAATATCTACCGGATAGACTATCATAACACAAAACTTCACCTTTTCCAGTCATAATTATTTCGTTTTTACTCGGTGGATTGGCTTGGATATGTTCAGAATCAATGGTGTCACGAACGCGTCGCTCTTTATTCTTTCCGATCGTCTCTATAATTTTATTCTGATATTCCTTAAATGCTGTTTCTGTGACGGTATATAGACTCGCTAAAGCAGCGTTTCTACGAAGTGAAATTTGATTGCTAAATATCATACAGATAGCCGTTGCTGTACCAACCGCAAATGCAGGAATATAAGGCTTCCATGCTACTTTTACAACTTCTTTAAAGCCGAGCTTCCTCATATTAGCCTTATATTCTAGTTCAGAAGGCTCTGCGCCAAGCCAAGTGTTGTATGGTATATCTTTTTCTGGAACTTCCTCCTTATACTTTTCCCAGACTCGATCGCTTATAAGACATAGAGCCTTTGGTGTAGCTTTTACAGCTAAGATTGTTGTGGTGATTAATCCGGCAACCCCTACACCAGTCAGAATCGTAGGACTATTTTTAGTAATCATGTCGGTTGCCTTTTTTAGTAATGCAGATGCATTCATATGAATTCTCCTTTCGTATATATCATTTTCGACAATTATAGCAGTAAATTTTGCGAGTTAGCGGTGTTTCAACAATGGTTGTCGGTCCACCACAAACTGGGCAGTGATCCGGGTATTTTTCTGTCCCGCTTCGTGTCAAATTATCGTCGACTTCTGGTATAATTTGGTTGGCTTTAAATATTCGTAATGTATCGCCTATACCAATTTGAAGGCTCTCAAATTTCTTTAAAGTATGCAAATTAGCTTGTCTGACCTTCGTACCACCAATATCAATAGGTTCGAACTGCACAACAGGAGTAATTAAGCCTGATGGTGCCACATTCCATTTCATACCAGTAACGCGTGTTTGAAATATTTCATCGGGCCATTTAAAAGCCATACTATATCGAGGGTATTTCTTTGTGCTGCCTAATGAATCCCCATATGCAATATCATTAATCGTTAGAACAAGACCATCAACAGGATAACAAAAAGATGAAGCCTGCTTGGTATATTCTTCAATGGCATGCCTGAGCTCAAAATTCAAGACTTTCTGATACTGCATAATACGGAACCCAAATATTTCAATGAATTCGAGCAGCTCTGAACGAGTTTTTAAATCGTAATCTTTTTGACCCTCCAAAAATATCACAGAGTGAACAATAAAATCCAATCTTTTTAACAAAATATTAGACGTCTTTGGCGCGGTTATTAATCCATTAGCCATATTTCTTGGATTCTTATATTTTTCACCTTCTTTGGTACGTTTTAAAATATCAAATTCTCGAAGATCTATACATCCTTCTCCACGAACTATTAGACGCTGTGTAAAAGGTATTTTTGGAGGAACGCCGTTCATAAGCAAGACATTTTTGGTAATATCTTTACCATAATACCCATCGCCTCTAGTAAGTCCACGAACAAGCCGCGTTTTAGCGTATTCTAAAATAATACTTACGCCATCATACTTCCACGATAAAATGCCTTCTTGTGTGCCTAAAAATGATAGTAATTCTGAAATATCTTTGGTATATTTCAAAGATAGAACCGGCTTAAAATGTTCAATTTTATCATTCTCAACGTCAAAATATCCAACTTCTAAGGTCGGCGATCCTTTTAATACAACGCCGGTCTTCTCTTCTAATTTTTGAAGCTCTTCTAAATAGCGATCATACTCAAAATCCGCTAAAGGTGATTCTACATCTGTATAGCTGTAATATTTGTTGCGTGCATCATTTAAAATATCAATTAATGTCGACATCCGCAATAAATCTTCCGTATTCGCGGGCATAATTATCAGTTCTCCTTTTCCAATTTTTAAAAATAAAAAGAAGAAGCATGTTTGCCTCTTCATTCGTTTTTCTTATACTCTGCTACAACATTATAGATACCTCCCATTGTAGCGAATGTCAATAATGTTGCTAAAGCACCAGTTATACCATTCTGTACACTGCCTTTATACTTAAGTCCTTGGTAAAGACCGGTAATAGCAGAGAATGTCCATATCCATTCCTGACGAAGTTGAGTTTTTGCTCCCTTTACAAATAATCTTCCAATATTGTTAACGTTATCCATCATATTAATCCTCCATTTCTTTACCTTTCTCTAAATTTTTCTAACATCTTAATGAATACCACAGTTACAGTTCCAAGCATTATTAAATAAACAGCTTTTAATGCATTATCGTTAAGATTAATATCCATAGTTATCCTCCTTCAATTCCTAATATTTCTTCATTATAAGACTTGTAATTTTTGCGAAGAAATATTAAGAGTCTTCCTTTTCTTCTTCAATTTTGCAGTCACCGTCTGTTTGAGATACGGCTTAGTATTTTTATCGAGAACGACCTCCTTTTGTATCCAGAAACATATCACAACTTAATAAATGGTTAGATTTAAAATATGGTCATAAAAATCTCCCCATTCATCAATACTTTTACGATTTTCGGCTAATACTACCTTAAAATAATCATACCAGCATTCTATTTTTGGGGATGTTTTATTAATCTCTCTTTTAAGAATATCCATGTATCTGTTAAAGAAACTGTCGTCCGTATCAGATAGCCCAAGACGGTAAATTCGTCTGGCAACTCGCTTTGCGCCGATTTTTGCTTTGATACGAGCTGGTAAGAGCAGAAGGCTAAATATCAAAACTAAAAGATCTTGAAAAAGACGCAATTTAATCACTCCTTCCGATATGTAATTCCTCTTCAAATTTTTTAGCGGAATAATAAGCTTCTTTTTGACCTAGATTATAACCCTCTTTATATGCTAATTTTAGTTGCTTTTTACCATAAAGATTGATCTGATAATAGACCATTGCAAATAAAATTGAAATCATAATACCTGCTAGTACACCAAGTACAAATTCTAACATTTTTTTGTCCTCCTTATCATTTTTTACCGTATATAATACGATTAACTATTATGATCGTGCATATTATGGTTAAGACGATCCCTCCTTATTTTTTAGAATAGCCTCTTCCGCTAATTCTAAAATATAAATCATAGTTTTTCTTTCTCGTCCGTATAATTTGGTTAAAATTTGTAGAGATAGATCGTGATAACAACCGTGGCAGAAAATCTGATTTTTAGTTTTTGGCGTAAACATACCACCACATTGCTCACATTTTATCATTTTCCTGGTTAAAGCTTCAGGTTTTAATGAATTCGGTTGCGGCAATTGAAGGACTACGCTATCGTCAAATTCTATAACAACCGCAGAATCAAGATTCGTCCATCCATATAATTCTTGACTGGCAGACGGAGTCATACCCATAAGATTATATAGAAATGCCACACTAACAAATTCAAAATTCTCAATATGCTTTTTTAATTCATTTAATATATCACAGGCATAAAAGAAACTATTAAATCTAAATTTTGTAAATTCCATTTCTACTCCTCCTTAAAAGAAAAAAGACGTGATTAAACACGTCCTTTATTTACGAAGTTCAGCGCCTTCGATGTTATGACATTGAATTCTTCATGCTTCAATATCAATATAATCTGCGCTATACCAAATAACCCTACAATAATTTCTTTCCAGGGTATCTGTCGTTGTTTTCTTTCAACCTCATCCTTGGTCTTATCAAGCTTATCAATTAAGCTTTCACACTTTTCTAGAATCTCGTGACTGGCATTTTTAATCTTATATAAGTCACTTAATCTATTAAGTAATTGTTTATACTCATTTGATGTGGGCGATACATTGTCTAGGTCTATGTGCTCAATAACATCATTAATAAGACCATCTACTCTTGCCTCATAAGAACCTTTTTCGTCCTCCTTGAGCTTCTTTAAAATCTGTTTAATCTCCTCCACAGTTGCCTCCAGTGTTTCTTTTTGTTTTTTCCCAAATAATTTCATAACAATTCCCCTTTCGCATTGTCAATTCTTTTCATTATATTCCTTGTTTTTCATGCGAGGACTACTATTATTAATCACTTTAAATGTAACAGCGCGTTTTGTATGCAAATCTTCTACAGGCCCATTTAGTTGAAGTCTATAAATATCTTTTTCAGGGTTTGATGTATCGATAATAATTTCGCCGTCCGTATTTACAACCTGAAAAATATCTATAATCCAGTTCCTAACACAAAGTAGCAGAAATAAAATAGCCAATATTCGAAAATTGCTAGGTTCAGGTCCTTTAAAAATCTGTATAATTCCAAAAGCTGGAACAGCATACACCAATATAAATTTTATGATCATTATATTATATATACGCTTTTTCATAAATATAACCTCCGAAAAATAAAAGAGTCTATGTAAGACTCTTGTAGTGATCAGTGTCTTCGTCGCCCTTAATAATTTTTAAGGTCATATGCTGTGCCTTAAAAATTACCTTAATTTTTTCATTTTGGTTTGTGATGGGTAGATCGACATTAATATCACAATCCCTAGCCTCATATAAGATTCCTTTTTTAACAATTGCAGAAATAAGCATCTCGGTGATTTTTGACATAATTAATCTCCTTTCAATTTTATATTTTTTAAAAAATTTAAAATTTGATTAATATAAATTCCTGTTAAACCATAATGTAGCTCCTTATATATTTCTTCATTATATGGCTTGTAATTTTTGCGAAGAAATATTAAGAGTCTTCTATTTCTTCTTCAATAATAGCGCGTAAAAGAAGTAAATAGTTAATATGGTCAGTTATCTTTTCATTCCATAATTCGATAGGGTATTTTTGTCCACTATTGCACATATCGTAGATAGATACAGTATGTTTTGCCATCATACCAGCAAGTGCCTGTCTTGGTATACAATTTTCTAGTTCAGCAGCTACTTTAAAATTATGCAGTCGATCATCCGTAGCATATTCTCTAGCTTTGACAATTAATATGTCTGTGCATCTTTTTAGCTGTTCTTCGACAACTTGATTAAATTGTTCTGTTTTCATAAAATCATCCTCCATATTATAGTCGTTGTGATTTATGCAAAAAAGAAAGAGACGTTAAGTCTCAATCATAAGATTCGTTTTGTTCTTCCAAATTCAGATTAACTGCCTGATTGAAATAATATTCCGCCATATGAATGTTATTATTTGTAGTTAAATCATATAGTAAATCATATTCTGTTCTAGTTATCTTTTTACTTTTTAACGCTTTTAATAAATCGTTTCTTATCTGTTCGATTTTTGATTTATTTTTTCTTCTGCTTCTATCATCGAAAATCGATTGAAGTAGTTCATAAGTTAGTACACCTACTATTAAACCTGCGCCTAATGCTTTTCCAATTAGTTTCAATAATTCTTTGTTATTCATAATTTTTCTCCTTTCAAATTATAATAGTTTCTTCATTATATGGCTTGTAATTTTTGCGAGGCAAAAAATAAGGAGGCGTTGTAATCTATGTGAAAAAAAAGAGCCCTTGTTAGGACTCAGTCTTTATTAAACTTTTTATTGAATAATTGTATCAATGTTTCTGCTGTTACTATTTGTCCGTTTTCTTCTTTGATACCGTAACAACGTCGTCCCTTAGAGTTAATAATTATAGTTTCACCATAGTTGTCAACTCCGACAGTCCATAGTCCTTCGTTTTCTTTTAATTTCATTAACATGTATTCAGTCATACTCATCATAATATCTCTCCTTTTTAAATATAATAGTTTCTTCATTATAGTCGTTGTAATCTATGCGAAAAAAGAAAGAGACGTAAGTCTCAATCATTTTATTAGTCATTCTTATCAAAAATCAATATTATTCATTTGATTTATAGTATCTCCTACCATATTTGAAAATTGTTCTAAACTTTCTTTTTCGGCTTGTTTCTGTTTTTCTTTTGATTTTTTTGTTATAAGATTAACAAGCATTATACTTATTAAACCTCCTAATGCAATTAGTCCTAAATTAACTGTGTTTTTATTCATCATAATATCTCTCCTTTTTAAATATAATACTTTCTTCATTATATACTTTGTAGTTTTTGCGAGGCAAAAAATAAGGAGGCGTTGTATACTACGCGACCTCCTATATCTTAATTATTATTCTTTCTTTTCAATAACTGTTTCATAAGCCTTCATGGCTGTAAGCCATACAATTGCAGCATTAACAGTCCAGATAACAATAGTTTCAACTATGTCTCTAGTTGTTGAAAAGTTTCCTTTCCAAAAAGCTGCTATCGCTGCAAATATAAAACTGTAAGCAGCTACGAGCCACTTTGTACGGTTCTCGAACCATTTGTCAAATAGATTTTTAGTAAACTGAGTGAATAGATTAACTACAATTATCATTCCTGTAAAAGTTAATATGTAGTCTAAAGTCACAAAATCATTTGGCATTGATTTAGCCTCCTTTCAAATATAATTCTTAATTAAATAAAGTTCCCATATTTTTATAAGCAGTTTGAATCTTGATCAATTTAGTATTTAATTGCTCGTATTGATCAATACATTTAGACATCGCGTCTTCGCCTAAACGGCATAATGTTGTAAAATCAACAATACCATTGGCTGGTAATCCTATCTTTCTTTGATAATCAATTACAGCAGCTTCTGTTTTTCCTCCAAAAGAACCATCCACATCAAGTGATGCTCCGTTAATATTTAAAAGTGTTTGTAGGAAAATAACATTTTCTCCTTTTTCACCCTTTTTCATCACTTCGTCCTTATCCTCCTTAATGTAAGTAATATATGGACATTCCAACCAATGAGTCCAAGGAAATTTCTTTAATTCTGTCTCTACAACCCCTGATGTCGTTCCCTTCGCCTCAATGACCTTTCCGTTACCAATATAAACACCTATATGACCCGGACGTCTAACACAGATCCCAGGCACTTCTGGTATCGTCTTGATGTCCCCTTTTACAGCGGCCTTATTAAACATACCATCAGCCGATACGTCCGTAGAAGCATCATAGACTATACTCCCATTTTGATTAGTCCATAGGTAACCTTTAATCAAACCAACGCAATCATAAGTGACTTTATTCAAATAGTGCTGTTTAATAAAGTCGATGTATCGTTCAACCTGATATGGATACTGTTTTCTTTTGTAATCCAAAAGACTCGGAGTTAAAATCTGACCAAAGGTGCCGTAGACGTACCCGGCTTTCATATCCCTTGCTTTTTTAGCAAATTCCACTAAGCCTAGATTAGTTTTTTCCATTTTTAGCGGCCTCCTTTGTAGAAAGGACTGTATGTATCTCGACTAACTTCATGTTTGTAACGTCTTGGGTCTCCTGGATTTGTTTGAACATGCTTAGCTGCGTACTTTGGCATTCAGCACAGCGTTTTCGATCCTCTTCCAAAACAGTCTTTAAAGAGGCATTTACGTCCGTATTAGCTTGAATTACGGCTATTAATCTGTCTTGTTGTTTCTCTTTTGTCGTTAACCACATCTTAATAATAGGGCGCAATGCCACTAAACAAGATACCAATACAATCATTAATATAATAATGGTGCTATCGGTCCTTGATATTATGTCTTGTACTCCTGCATCCATATTTTTACCTCGTATCTCCAAAAATATTAACTTATGTTAATGCTTTTAGTTTTGCCCAGGTATTATTACCACAAATACCATCTACGGCAAGCTTATAGTCCTTTTGAAATTGTCGCACCGCTAAATATGTAGCCTGACCAAAGCTACCGTCCACTCCCCATTTTCCTAGATTATAACCTAGTTTAATGAGTTTCCGTTGGAGTACTTTTACAGCTTCTCCTTTTTTGCCCTGGCGAATTGTTGGGTAATTTTTGCTATACACCGCCAAACCACAAGCAATAGCTCGTCCTTGGTTATACGCCCAACCTTTATCGCCGAGATACATTGAGGTAGAGCCGCCACCATCTCCGCAGAAAAGATTGAAATATCCAAGGTTATAGAAGTAATCCGCCAATTCGTATGGGGTCATGCCTTGTTTCTTGGTGTCATCTCCACGAACAGCAATGAGAGAAACAAGTCCGTTCTTCTTCTGACCACATAGGGTTCTTGCGTCCTTAACAGTCATTGGAAGTTTGGCCCAGTTCTGGACATTCTTTTTACCATCAATAATGATAGAATATCCAATACCTGCTCCAACTTGTGCTTTTGGTAAATCTCCAAATACTAATTTATTATCCTTAAAAGACATTGATGGAAAACCGGCAGAAGGCGCCTGTGTTTGGACGCCATCCTGCTCAATTTCTCCGTATCCATTGAAACTCTTTTGCCAATCGAAGAAATTCCAGTTAACTACACATTCTGTGATCTCATCATCTTTCGGGCGTGGAAGTTTATCGAGAGTTTCGAGTTTCATATCAACACCTTTTTCATAGGCTAATCGCTCAATCTTTGGGTCGAATTCGTAAATATGAATCGTTGTCCCCTTAGCTGTAATTTTTGAGTATTTACCCATGCTCAGTTACCTCCACCTAAATTATACCAATCATTTGTTCGCTATACAAGCAATCTTTGTTATTTTTTACGGCTATTTAGGTCGCATTCGTATCCTTATGCGACTTAACTCAATGCCAATTCAAGCTCATTTATTTGGTCTCTCAATGCCTGTCGCTCTGTATGTAACTCCTGTATATCATAGGGTAATTCCTGCCCCGCAAGCTGATATTCGTAGCATTTTATAATCTTGTAGTCGGTTTCAGCCAGTTCCGTTTTTAACCGTTTAATCTCTCGCTCGGGAGGCACAGGCTCATTTGCTTTCCTTACTTGGTATTCTTCTTCTGTGATTATTTCAATTTCTGATTCCACAAACCCTCTTGAGGTAGCGTTTTGTGTAATAATTTCAATAGAATTGGTAGAGCCTTCGATCAAAATTGACGTGCCCTTTTTAACGCAATAATTCATGATCACACCCCCTCTGCCAACATTTCAATAACTAACGTTCCAGAAATTGATCCTGTTTTTTCCCATGTTACAACGAATCCATCTTCGGTAAATGATGTGATTCTTCCCGATATGCCATTATTAGCATCCGTAAAAACATAGACTAACGACATATACTGGTCATAGGCTGAGTTTTTAACGTTGTTTTGGTATGCAGAAATAAGTATACCTTTTTCTACTGCATATTGGATTGAGTGGCTATAAGAAGATCCCCCTGCAATACTACTCAGTGCCGTTATTTTTTTAGGTAAAAATCCTACAGTAAATGTCGATGCATTACCTGTCGAAATTGTACTTACATCTACCATGTGCCTATGTGTCGTTTTTTTGATTAGGTTCGTATACTCTACCATATGCGTCGCAATATCTTGCTCCGTTTCCTCGAATCTAGCATCAAGTGTAGCAAAGGTTTTACTCTTTACCGCACTCACTCTGGCGTCAACTACCTCCTGAGCAGCTGTTCTACCATCTATAGGTGTTGTAATAATTCTATCTACGCGATTGTCCACGGCAGTTATACGGCTGTTAGCATAATTTATATCAGCCTCAACTTTATCAAAACCTGTATTTATTTTAGAATATTCGTCCTTAATTTTATTCGTTCCGACTAAGTTCGCGTATTTGTTTGCCATCTTCAATCACCTCCGCAGCACCTATTTTATTAATAATCGGTATAACCGCAGGTACATCACCAATAGTTATGGGACTCTTGGCAAGCAAATTTTTTAGAATGTTATATTCATCTTCGCTAAGTTTAATAACCCTCACAAATATCACTCCTTAATTATTATGTATAGAAGAGATTACCTTTAACTGCGCCATTTACACGAACAACTATACCTAAATCTGTAGCAGCTAGGGTAATTTTTTGGTCTGGAAAGTATGAACTAACGTATTCATTTTCACCATATAGGAGGAAATTATTATAGCACCAAGTCTCTGTAGCCACTTCATCGCCGTTATAATATAGACGACCCCATGGATCCAAATCAATATCGCCACGTGACCATAAACTGATATCACCATAAAAGTGCATATAACAACTATTATCTAGGCCAAAGTCCATGATCTCGAAGCTATTATATTCGCTGTTATATCTTATAATAATATCTGGCGCAGAAGCGCTTAAGCCTTTATAAAACTCTAACTGACCTAAGCCACTACTTGAATCACCGGTTATTTGTAATGTCCCGTCAGAGCCCCCAACCAGGACTGTTCCTGTAAAAAGACCAGTAGCGCCTTGCAGCTTCCCAGAAAATGTTCCTCCAGCAGCACTTAAATTACCAGAAAAGGTGCCATCAGCGCCTTGCAGCGATC